ATCATTAAGCACAGGCGAAAAGATTAGCGTAGACACAAGACTACAAAAGATGTTGCCTGGAATTAAAAAACTTGCAGCAAGACTAGTTGGTGCTGAAAGACAAAAAGAAATGCAAAGAAAACAAAAAGCAATGATGAGAAGAGAAAGCACAATAGATGAATTGTTTTCTCAGACTTTTAATTTGAATGAAGTTGCTCAAGATTCAGATATTAAAAATAAAGAAGGCACTCAGCCTAAAAAATATTATGCTGGACTAGATAAAAATACAAAAGAATTGCGATCAGCTCATTTCGAAAAGAATGGACCAAAGTCGGATTCAGATAAGTCTGGCTATGAAGATGCACCAGGAGATAAAGAAGCGAGAGAAAAAGAAATGCCTCAATCCAAACACACACTTAAATTTAAAAAGATGTATGGCGAATCTATGGATAGAAAAGAATCATCAAGACTAGACCAATTAGTTCGCATGGGATTAGCTGACACAAAGATGCTATCTGTTCTCAAGCGTTCATTGGAGAAACTAAAATCTGGCGATCAATTAAGCACACAAGAAAAGTCTGCAACAAATGATTTGCTATCTACACTTCTAGATATGGTTCTATCTTCTGATAGTCTATTTGGAATGACAAGAAAGCAATTACAAAAAGAATCTGTTGATGATAAATTTAAAAAATACTTTAAAGAGTCTATGGATGATTATGAAGATGAATACGAAGACTCTCCAGAAATGGATGGAGTCGAAATGGCTCAAATCGAATTAGCAAACATGATTGAAGATGCAAACGATTTATTAGATATGCTTGATGAAATGGACGAAGAACCAGATCAGTGGGTTCTTTCAAAGATTACAAAGGCTGCTGATTACATTGCAACTGCATCAGACTATTTACAATTTGAAGATGGTTTCAATCCAAATGAAGTTGATGATGAAGATGACGATGGAGAATACTCTGGAGAAATCGATGATTCGGTTCTTGACCAATACACAATGGATGCACCAGCAAGTGATTATGGTTCAGCATATGAAGAATTTAGACCAATCATTGAAGAAATTGAGGGACTTCAAAAGAAAGCTGAAAAGTCTGGCATTTCATATAGCATATTGAAACAAGTATACAATCGTGGTATGGCTGCATGGCAGGGCGGACATCGTCCAGGAACTACACCACAGCAATGGGCATTTGCTAGAGTTAATTCATTCATTACAAAAGGTCAAGGTACCTGGGGTGGAGCGGATAGTGACTTAGCATCTAAAGTAAAAAAGAATGAAGAATTCTCTAAATTTGCTGAAGCATTAGAATGGGGAACAGATGCACTAAGAATATCTTATGCAAGAGCAACTCCAGGACAAAGCCCAGATATCATTACGGCTAAATATTCAGCAAATAGTGTAATGAATACATTGAATGATATCACTACACAAAGAAAGAAAAAGATTTTTGATGAAGAAACTTCATGTTGTGGTGATTGTAAAGATGAGATTGTCGAAACTGTAGATTGGGAAAATATTTTAGTTGAAGCAGATTATCAAGGTAAAACTGTTAAATTAAATGATCCTTTTAGAACACCAGGCGAAAATAAAAAGTTTGGCGTTTATACTATGGGACCAAATGGTGATGTTGTGATTGTTCGATTTGGTGATCCTAATATGGAAATCAAACGTGACGATCCAGACCGTAGAGCAAGTTTCAGAGCAAGACATGGATGTGATAATCCTGGACCAAAGTGGAAAGCAAACTACTGGTCGTGCTATCAATGGCGTGCTGGTTCCAAAGTAGATAGTTAATATGAGAGAAATACAATGACAACTAATGCAACATTCAAATTATTTGCCGACAAACTAGGCGGTACACAGGCTAATACTTACATCGGTACAACTGGTGAAGTATTCTATGATGTAGACGGCACATCAGCAATGAGACTATCCAATGGCGTGACACCTGGTGGTATACCATTTGGTGTTTCTTCTGTTAGTACATCATATACTCCTCAATTTAAAACTGTGTCTGGTAATACGTTGCCCGGTACCGTAACAACTGGCGCTTATGTTAAACAAGGTGCAATTGTTCATTTTAGAGTCAATGTTGATTTTGCAAATACATCAGATTTTGGAAATGCTAGTCAATATAAATTAACATTGCCTTTTCCTGTCGTATCAACAGTAACGATTCGTGGTGGTACATTGCACAGTAAACCTGCTAATCCAGCAAATACTGCAATATATCACATTGCTGGAATTACTGACATTGAAGAAGTAGGTTCTTCAAATACGGAGATGTTACTTTATTATTCTGGTAGTACAACAGACTTAGCATGGAAATCAACTACACCAGTTGGCGCAACATCAAACGTTAGCCACTTTGATATTAGTGGTGCTTATGAAACATCATCACTAGTCGTATAATAATATAAGTAAATTGGAGATATAAATGTCAGATAATATTCAAGAAGTAAAAGTTGGATCAGGTACAGCAGTCGGCGAATTAGATTAAAAACATACGGAGATAGTAAAATGTCAACACTAGCAGATAAAATGGGATTGCCTAAAGGTCTTTTGGACGCGGTTAACGGCGTATTGTCAGAAGAACTAAGCGACAAGCAAAAGAAAATCGACATGAATAAGAATGGCAAGATTGATGGTGAGGATCTTTCTGCTTTACGCAATAAAAAGAAACCACAAGGTGCAGACTTTGCTGCACAAAGACGTAAAGAAAGACTTGCATCTAATGGAAATATGGATGAAGATCAAGATTTAGAAGAAGGTGGTGAACAATACAAAGTCAAATCTATTGGATATGATCCAAAGAGAGGTGACTATTTTGTTCATCCAACAACTGGCGAAAAAGTTTATAAGTCTGGCGTAAGCAAAGGCGATCATGTAAATCCAAAGACTGGTGAAGTGAAAAAGAAAGTTGCTGAGTCCGAGACTTTAGATGAAAATGATGCAGCAATGAAAGCACACATGAATATGGGTCATCGTGTTAAACAAAATTCTGATGGCACATATACATGGTTTGATGACAAGAATAAAATTGCAAGAAAAGTTGACGGGAAGAAACAATCATCCGTTAAATGGACTGCAAAAGGAAAAGATGAAAGTGATCCAGATGATATGGATGAAGAAGTTAAATTGCAAGAAGGAATTAGTTCAGCACAAATTAGTAGAATGAAAGCTGAGTATTCTAAGATTGATAGAATTGATCCGTCTAGCGATAACTATAAGAAACTTATTTCTATGTTAGATAAGTTAGGTAAGCCAGAATTGCAAACACTTTCAGACGCAGGTATTAAGTTTGTTTCTGGTCTTGCAAAGAATCGTGTCAATCGCATGGGCATGAAAAAAGAAGAAATTGAACTTAAAGAAGAACAACATTCTGTTTTGTATAAAATGAAAAAAACTGATCCAAAAATTGCAGTTGCACATTATAAATCAAAAGATGATGCACATAAGTTTTTATCATCGGTAAAAGAAAAGGGTGGTAACGGAATTGTTAGATCAAAAACTAATGAAGAAGCACAATTGGATGAGGGACGTCCATCACAGCGTCATCCATTAGAAGGTCATGATTATCACAAGAAGAGTGATGCTGAATTAATTTACATTGGTAAAGACGCACACAAAGCTGCAGAAGCAATGAAAGGTCACAATACTAATGCAGAGAACAAATATCGCGACCAAGCTAATGATGCTGCGACAGTTAGATACTTCCGTCAAAAGAATGGTATGCCAGATTGGTATAAAAAGAAGTATGGACATGACGTTAAGAAAGAAGAAGTTCAATTAGAACAAAATGAGCCAATCAATCAAGAAACAAAAAAATTGATGAAGGGACAAGTGACAAAAACTGGTGTTGCTAAATGGCTTGCTACTGGTGTTGATAATATGAAAAAGGAAGAGAAGATTCCAGAATTCAAATCTGGCGGAAAGCCTTTAGAGAAGAAATTTAACAAAGCATTTAAAGACTTGGGTGTTGATGCTAAAGTTAAAATCAAAACTGTTGGTAATATTTCAACCAATGAAGAAGTTGTTTCAGAAGCATCTAGAGTTGTGAAACGTATTAAAGACTTAGCTAAAAAGAAAATGATGAAGAAAGAAGAAGAAACTCCAAGCAAATCAAACGTAGAAAAAGGCGATCAATTGACTGGAAAGAAAGAGCCAATTGAAGTCAATCCAGAGATGAAGAGTTAAAATGACAAATGAATTGCCTCAGATTTATTGTGACATGGATCAGGTTTTGGTTAACTTCGTCGGTGGTGCTAATAAAGCACTAGCTGCTGCTGGACTAAAACCTTTTCCAGAAGAAGAAAAGAATGCTAAGTGGGAAGCAATGAAACAAGTTCCAAAATTTTGGGCAAATCTAGAACCTATGTCAGATGCACTAACACTTTGGAGATTCATTCGTCCACATAATCCATACATTCTATCGACTCCATCTAAACGCATGATTACATGTAAGCCAGAAAAGATTGAATGGGTTAGAAAACATTTGGGTCATGTAGAAAAAATTCTTCTTGTTCCGAGAGAAGACAAACAACAATATGCAGTAAGTGAAGATGGAAGACCAAATCTTTTAATTGACGATTACGAAAAGAATATCAAAGAGTGGATTGCTAAAGGTGGTGTTGGAGTTCGCCATATAAATAGTATGAATACAATTTCGCAATTAAGAAAACTAGGATACTAAAAAGGAGAACACCATGGCACTATGGGGAAGTAGAGATATTTTTACATTAACTGGAACTGCATTTGCAAATAGTACAGTTAATACATCAATTTTAACAGGAACAGGAACTGTTTTCACAACAGAACTTCAAGTTGGTAGCACAATTTTAATTAACGGCTCAAGCCGCAAAATTCTATCAATTGCAAGCAATACATCATTGACATTTGAACCTGCTTGGACAGCTGCTAACGTTGCTACAACTATTTACGGAAGAGACACGCCAAAGTTTTTAGCCGCTAATAGTGCAACTGTTCAAAGTTCACAATTAGCAAACACAATCTACACATTTGGTGTCGATTCAAATGAAGCTAGAGCTGATTCACACACACATGCTGGTTGGGTAAACGTTATTCGATATACCGACATGCATGGTAATTCTCGTAAAAAGTATGAGACATTAGTTGCAATGCCAACAATTTTCAATGATTCTGATGATGATGCAGTATTCCCAGATAGTTTCATTACAATCGTAACTCAGCCAAGTGCGAATTCGGCAGCCAACAATTCGGCAGCATCGTTTACAATTGTTGCAACAATCCAGCCTACTGGAAATACAATCAACTACCGTTGGCAGCGCGCAGCGAATGCAAATGCAGCATTCGTGGATCTAACAAACACTGGTACATACACAAACACAACCAATGCAACATTGACAATTGCAAACAATACAATTGCTGCTGGTGGTGGTGGACTATCGAATTCGATCTTCCGCGTAACAATGTCTTCAGTTGGTCAGTCTGCAAACACAACATCTGCAAACGCACTATTGATTACAGTATAAAAACTTTATCTTATGGGGTGATAGATAAAACTATCACCCATTTTGGTCCGAGTCCCGGTAGTAGCATTCCCATTCAATTGGGTTTACATTAGGAGAAAAGAATGGCAGATAAGAAGGTAACGCAGTTAACAGCTTTAACTGCTCCAGTAAAAGAAGACTTGTTGTTAATTATTGATGATCCTTTAGGTTCCCCAATTAGCAAAAAAATTACAGTTGATAATTTTTTTGGAGCAACATCAGCATTGACTGTTAATGCAATTTCTTTAATTGCAACTGGCGACACTTCGCTAACAGCTAACAATTTCACATTGACTGCAGCTAATACAGTAACTATCACTAAGGGTGTAGTCATCAATAGTGGTGGTACTGCATCTGATACGCAAATCAAATCAGACAATCAAGCAAACATGTTTTATGTTAAAGCATCTGCAGATAAGATTGGTGTTATGACAAATGATCCAACCTCTGCACTTGATATTAATGCAGATTCTGTTAGAATTCGCACAGCGAACACACCAGCAAGTTCATCTGTCAATTGGCAAGTTGGAACAATTACTTGGGACGCAAACTATATTTACGTCACAACAAGTGCTGGAGTAACAAAGAGGGCTTCGTTGAACACATTCTAATTTATGAATATTTTAACTGATGATAATTTTGATGAATATGCGGTAAAAAATTATGTAAATCCAAACTGTGTATCTATTTTAGAGTTTCTTGATGATTTGCAAACTATCAAATACATTAAAAGACTTGTAAATAGATACTCAGATAAAAAAGACTTAAAAGAAAGATTGATATTAAACCATATAATTTCTCTTTCAAATGTTTTTGGTGTTGAAGCTACTGTAACTATGTTGAGATTCAAGATTCAAAAAAAGAATCACGATATCATCAATGCGTTTTTTCTTTATCTAAATTATGATGCTCCGGAAAATATGGATGTTTTAGATTTAAATTTATACAATCAACTAAAGAAGAAGATTTAGAGATGGCAAATTTAGTAGACTTATATCTTGTTTATAGAGTATTGCGTCAACTGACAACTCCATTCGAAAACTGGGACGCATATAAAACTGGCGTAATTGATGCTGAAGGCAATCTTATTAAGAAAGCGTATGATCGTAGAACAGCAGAAGAGCAAGAGTCTTTTACTAAGTTTGATTTATTGATGTTGAAACTTAAAAAGGTTTTGGGTGTGTTGCCATTTGGAAAAACAAAACTAGCATCATACGCTGCAGCATTGTTTCTTATAAAAGAAGAAAATAATCTTACTGAAGAAAATCTTGAAGAGCGTTTTATGAACTATTGTAATAAATCAGAACTTATAAATGAGAAGTGGTCGCAAAAATATAAAAGAAGTATTGATTGCAACAATCCAAAAGGGTTTTCACAAAGAGCGCATTGTCAAGGAAAAGAAAAGAATGAAGACGCACCAGCAAATAATGTTGGCAGTGGCAATATTGCTGGAACACAAGGCGATCCTCCTCGACCAACTAAAGTAATGATGCGTAGATTTGCACAAAATGATGTATTCGTTGTTGATCAGCAAAGATTTAACAATGCAAGAATGGGTAAAAAGAAATTCGTAAAGTATGAAAAGTATGTTGGTTCAGATGATGTTGGTAATGCAATTAGAGACTTTGGAAGAAAGTATCCAAAGAAGCCAATCATTCTACAAGATGAAAAGACTGGATCAATGATCTTTTTACGTCATGGTAGAAGTGGTATGTTTACTGAGCAATTTGATAACAAACCAAAAGAAATCACTCAATCAGATTTAAAAACTATTGAAGTTTATGCAGACAAGTTATTCAAAGCTGTAGGCATAGATGTTAATTTCACAAGACACTTTTTGGATCGTGTAAATGATGCAAGAAATGTTAAACAAATCACTCCAGATGAATTGACTGATCTTTTTAGAAAGTCCTATGAGAAGTATGGAAAGAAAATTTCAAAGCTAGGTCCAGATGCTGAAGCTGTACTTAATGATATGAGAACAAATATCAATATGCCATTCGTTTTGAATTGGGATAGAAACTCTCAAGAGTTGGATCTAGTCGCAAAGACTGTTATGCGTAAAAAGAACTTCATGACTCAGAATCAAAAACTATCTGTATAAAGACGGAGCATTATTATGATAATGTGGTTATTAGAGCATGTACCAAGTTGGGCTTCACAATTAAGTTTTCTACTTGGAATTCTTGCAATTGTAATTTCGTTGTTCATTCCAAGCAATCTTTATAAGATTGTTATTAAATTTATTGGTATTTTTATTTTATGCTTTAGTTGTTTAATGATTGGTATTAATAGTGAAAGAAATGTTTGGGAAGCAAAAGTAAAAGAACTAGAAGTCAAATTAGCAAGTAGTGAAGTTCAATCTGTAAAAGAAAATATAAAGATAGTAGAAAAAATTGTAACAAAGAAACAGATCATCAAAGAACGTGGTGAAGAAGTTGTAAAGTACATTGACAAAGAAGTTGTAAAATATGATTCTAAATGTGAAATTCCGCAAGAGTTTATTAAATCATTGAATGATGCTTCGGGGGGTGTGAAATGAAAAAGATTTCATTATTTTTATTGTTGTTTGTTGTTGGATGTGCAGCACAACCTGTTCCAGTAGTTATTAGATTTCCAGAAGCAAATAAATATATTCTAGAAAAATGTGCACCATTGAAAAAAATAGAAGCCGAAGCAAAATTAAGTGATGTAGCAAAGACAGTATCACAAAATTATTCGTTGTATCATGAGTGTTCAGCTAAGACTGATTCGTGGATTGAATGGTATCAAAAACAAAAACAAATCTATGAAAAGGCTAGCGACTAAAAATGGCTACAAACGAAATACAAGAATCCTTAAGAGTTGACGTTGAAGTGTTGAAGGAAAAAGTCTTGACACTCACTCAACTTTGTAATAAAATAGATACATTGATCGAAAAACTTGTTGACAATAACGACAAGATGATCGCACAAATATACCAAGATATGGAAAAACGAAAGTCAGATACCAACACGGATGTAAAAGAATTGCACTCAAGAATTACCACAATTAGTAGAGAATTGTCGGATAAGGTTGAACTGACTGAACGTAGAATCATGGACGAAATTAAGTCCTTGCGAAATGATATTAGCGAACGTAACAAAAAAGAAGATGGCGAATTCAAGAAGCTACTAGAGTGGCGTTGGATGATTGCTGGAGGAATTGGGGTTGCTGTCTGGATCGTGTCGCAACTAAAACTTGAAGGGTTAGCGAAACTTTTCCATTGACTTGACTTTCCTCTCAAGGTGCGCTATACTGTAAGATACTTGTAACAGAGCGCAGACAATATTATGAGCATGTGGATCGATCACAAATACATCGGATGTATTTCCGTTCGTTTAGATAAATTCGTTCGTAAAAGCGATTATCTATATAACTTCCGCTGCCCAATTTGCGGAGACTCCCAAACAAATAGAACCAAAGCGCGAGGATACATATTCGCGCAAAAGGGTGGCATGTTTTACAAATGCCATAATTGTTCTGCAAGCATTACTCTAGGTAATCTAATTAAAGCTGTAGATCCAAATCTTTACAAAGAATATTGCTTAGAGCGATACAAAGAAGGCGAGACTGGAAGAAAGCCACACAAGGAGCATGGATTCGTATTCAAGCCAGTAAAGTTTGGAAGCAACAAGTCTGAAAACTTTAAAGGCATTCTTATTCCTTTGTCTGAACTTGATTCTATGCATGAAGCTATTGTTTATGCAAACAAGCGAAGAATTCCTAAAGCAAAATTTAATGAATTGTATTTTGTTGACAATGTGCAAAAACTCAAATCGTTTTCGCCAGAATATGAATTAAAGATTGTAACCGAAGAGCCAAGAATTGTTTTTCCATTCTATGATGGTGAAAATGAATTGGTTGGCTTATCTTGTCGTGGTATTCGTGGCGAAAAGCAAAGATATCTTGTATTGAGAATCAAAGATGAACTACCAATGTTATTCAATATGAATCACATCAATAAAAATGATTCTATATACGTTACCGAAGGTGCTATTGATAGTTTGTTTCTTCCAAATGCTGTTGCTGTTGGAAACTCAAATCTAAAGTATGCAATCAAAGTCATGGATTCAAATGAGAACATTGTTCTGATCTATGACAATGAACCAAGAAACAAAGAGATCGTTAGAGAAATGAAAAGTGCTATTGATGCTTCAGCAAAAATTTGTATCTGGCCCAAATCTTTTAAAGAAAAAGATATTAATGAGATGGTACTAGCTGGGAAGAGCGAGGAAGAGATCCTCAATACAATAAATAAAAATACTTTTCAGAAAGCGGAAGCATTATTGTGTTATAATGAATGGAGAATGGTATGACGGTAAAATTAGTTAGTTATTCGCAGCAAGCAGTTGATCATGATAAATTAGATGGAGTTGAATTTGAACTACCCAACCTACAAGAACTCGTTGCGTATTGTGCGCGAGTATCGAATCCAAGCAATCAGTCCAATAGCGACACTTCAGAAAAACTCATCAAATACCTCATACGAAACAAGCACTGGAGCCCACTCGAAATGGTCTCAGTTTGTCTCGAAATCGAAACCACAAGAGACATTGCAAGACAGCTTCTGCGACACAGAAGTTTCTCGTTCCAAGAATTCAGCCAGCGATATGCTGACCCAACTAAGGAACTCAATTTCGTACTTAGAGAAGCTAGACTCCAAGACGTAAAAAATAGACAGAATAGCATAAAGACTAATGATGCTGAGTTGCAGAAGCAGTGGAATAAACTTCAAAGTAATGTAATTAAAGAGGTTATCAATGCATATAGTTGGGCGATTAGCAATGGTATCGCAAAGGAGCAGGCGCGAGTGGTTCTTCCTGAAGGAAACACGCTCTCAAGACTCTACGTCAACGGAACACTTAGATCCTGGATCCACTACATCGAACTCAGAGATGGAAATGGAACACAGCTTGAACACGCAGAAATCGCAAGAGCATGTGCAGAAGTAATTGCAAAAGTATTTCCAATAATTAAAAGTATAAGAGAGGGTTGAATGAAAAATGAAATTGTTTTAGACTATAGTAGAGACTCGCTCTTTGATGAATTGGGAATTAAGAGACTCAAAGAATCGTATATGCGAGAAGATGAAGTATCACCACAGGAGAGATTTGCGTATGTTTCAAACACTTTTGGATCGAATAAAGATCATGCTCAGCGTTTGTACGATTATTCTAGCAGGCATTGGCTTAGTTATTCTACTCCCATTCTTAGTTTTGGTCGCTCTAGGCGTGGCCTTCCTATCAGCTGCTTTCTTCCGTTCTTACATGATAGTGCAGAAGGATTAGTAGACTGTCTTGCTGAGGTGAATTGGCTTTCAATGCTAGGAGGTGGAGTTGGAATTGGTATCGGCATTCGCAGTTCGGATGATAAGTCGGTTGGAGTCATGCCCCACCTTCGCACATATGACGCATCATCTCTCGCTTATAGACAAGGTAGGACTCGTCGCGGTAGTTACGCTACATACCTTGATATTTCTCATCCTGACATTCTTCTATTTCTTGAAATGAGAAAGCCTACGGGCGATCCTAATCTTCGTTGCTTGAATCTACATCATGGAATCAATATTCCAGATGCATTCATGAAGATCATTGAAAATTCAATGCTGGATAAGAACTTTGATGATTCGTGGGAGTTGCGTGATCCACATAGCAATGAGGTGCGAGAAGTAGTTTCTGCTAAAGACTTGTGGCAGCGCATTCTTGATATTCGTATGCAAACTGGTGAGCCTTATCTACACTTCATTGACGCAAGCAATAGAGCAATGCCACAGTTTCAAAAAGACTTAGGCTTGTCAATCAAACAAAGTAATCTATGCTCAGAAATTATTCTAGCTACAGATAGAACCAGAACTGCCGTGTGTTGCTTGTCATCAGTTAATTTGGAGTATTTTGATGAATGGAAAGATCATCCAACTTTCTTGCGTGATATTGCTGAAATGCTTGACAATGTTCTTCAGTATTTCATTGATAATGCGCCTACAGCCGTGGAACGTGCAAGGTTCTCTGCCAGTCGTGAGCGGAGTATTGGCATCGGTGCTCTTGGCTTCCATGCTTATTTACAACGAAATAACACACCGTTCGAATCAGCGCTCGCAGTAGGAAGAAATAGACAAATTTTTAAACACATTAGAGAAGGATTAAACAATGCAAATCTTGAATTGGGCAAAATACGAGGTGAAGCGCCTGACGCCGTTGGTACTGGCTTACGATTTAGTCATCTTATGGCCATTGCTCCTAATGCTAGTTCTTCCATCATTATGGGGAACACTAGCCCTAGTATTGAGCCTTATCGGGCTAATGCTTATCGGCAAGATACTCTTTCGGGATCTTCGTTAAATAAGAACAAATGGTTAGATAAAATAATTAAAAATATTGTAAAGAATGATGAAGAGTATCAATCTATTTGGTCAAGCATTATTGCTAACGATGGTAGTGTACAACATTTAGATATTCTTGACGATTGGACAAAGGATGTATTCAAGACTTCTATGGAGATTGATCAGCGTTGGCTAGTTAATCATGCTGCAGATAGACAAGAATACATAGATCAAGCACAATCATTGAATCTATTCTTTAGACCAGACGTTAATATCAAATATCTACATGCTGTACACTTTCAAGCATGGAAGCAAGGTTTAAAGACTCTTTACTATTGTCGTTCTGAGAAGATCGGTAAAGCAGACAAAGTTTCAAAACGAATTGAACGCGAAGTTATTAAAGAATTAGATATGAAAGCACTTATTGAAGGAGATACTTGTTTAGCTTGCGAATGATAAAAGTAACTATAAAAAGGATAACTATAATGTATGAATATAAAGCAAAGGTTGTCAAAGTTGTTGACGGAGACACAATAGATTTAGATATTGATGTTGGTTTTAATATCACAATACGTCAACGTGTTCGATTGATGGGAATTGATACACCAGAATCTAGAACTAAAGATTTAGTAGAAAAGGAAAAGGGTTTAAAAGCAAAGCATATTACAGAAGGATATGCTCTTAAAGCAAAAGAAACCGTAGTTAAAACATACAAAGATGACAAGTATGGTAGAATGCTTGTCGATTTAGTTTGTGATGGTGTAAACGTCAATCAGAAATTGATTGACGGCGGATTTGCATGGAATTACGACGGCGGTCATAAAGATAAAGATTTGACAAAATTGATTTAAATGAATAATGCTTTTCTTTGGTGGTCATTTCGAATAGTGGAAATGATCACTTGCCTACATATCATAATAAATGTTTGGCATCACTGGTAACAAAGGAGTAAAATGCATTACAAATCAATCTTCATATCTGATGTTCATTTGGGATCTAAAGAATGTAAGGCTGATAGACTAAACAATTTTCTAAAAGAAAATAGTTGTGATACATTATATCTTGTTGGTGATATTATTGATGGTTGGAAAATACAACAAAATAAACTACATTGGAAGCAAAGCCACTCTAATGTAATTCGTAGATTTTTAAACTATAGCAAAGATGGCAGTAAAGTAATCTATATTGCTGGTAATCATGATGAATTCTTACGCCCATTCATGCAATATAAACTTGCATTTGGTCGTATTGAAATTCATAATCAGTATGAGCATCTAGGTGTTGACGGTAAAAGATATCTAGTAACCCATGGTGATCTATTTGATGGAATTACTAGACTTGCACCTTGGCTAGCATTTTTAGGAGATAAAGCATATGACTTTATTTTATCGATTAATAGCAAATACAATTGGATACGCCATCGTTTTGGTTTTGGGTACTTTAGTCTTAGCAAATACCTTAAGCATAGAGTAAAGAAAGCTGTAGACTTTATCTTTCAATTCGAAAGAAATCTAGCAGAGTATTGTAAGAAGCGTGGATTCGATGGCGTTATCTGTGGGCACATACATCATGCAGAGATTAAAACAATAGATGGTATAATCTATATGAATGATGGTGACTGGGTTGAATCATTGACTGCATTAGTTGAACATGTAGATGGAAGATGGGAAATCTTAACATATACTAAAGGAGACTCAAATGTGGTTACTACTATTGATAGCGGTGCACTCGACGAATCCTAATGACATACCTGGTAGACTATCTTTAGAATTTGAAACAAAAGAATCATGTGAACATAGTTTAAGCACTTTAAAATATTGGTTAAAGTTTGACTCATTTAAGGTAGAAGGTAAATGCGTAAAAAAATTCTAATTGTCACAGACAATCTAAAGGATCAAATAAATGGGGTTGTCGCGACTTTTAAAAATATTGAAATATGCGCTGATTCTGATGGGTACGATTTTGTTTATATTGATCCCGGGCAGTTCTCTTATATTAATTGTCCTGGTTATGCTGAAGTTAAAATCGCTTGGCCTAGAGGAATCGGAAAAAGAATTGAAGAGATTAATCCAGATCACATTCACATTGCTACGGAAGGGCCCGTAGGTCTAGCAGCAAGAATTTGGTGCGACAGAAATGGATACTTTTATAATACAAGCTATCATACGAAGTTTCCAGAGTTTCTGAATACGATATATAAGATACCCACAAAATTAACATATCGTTATGTTAGATGGTTTCATAAACATTCTGGTAGAGTCTTAACTACCACAAATTCTATGGTTGATGAATTAAAGACAAGAGGCTTTAGATCTGATATAATCCCATGGACTAGAGGTGTAAATAGAGAACAGTTGAATCCAAGCGTAAGGCATCTGAAACAAATTATTCCAAAAGTTCTTTATGTTGGTAGAGTTTCAAAAGAGAAGAATCTAGATGATCTTTGCCAATATCAAAATGAATTTAATATTGTTATCGTTGGCGATGGACCATATAGAAAAGAATTAGAGAAGAGATATTCTAGAGTAGAATTTGTTGGATATAAGATTGGTGTCGAATTAGCTAATCATTATGCATCTGCAGATGTATTTTGTTTTCCAAGTAGAAACGATACATTTGGAATAGTAATGATTGAAGCAATGAGTCTTGGTACACCAGTTGCAGCATATGATGTTACTGGACCAAAAGATATTGTTGTAAATGGATTGAATGGATATGTTGGAACTAGTTTATACGAATGCATTGAAGGCTGTTTGTATTTAAATAGAGTTAAAGTACAAGAGTCTTCAAAGAAATGGACTTGGAAGAGTTGCTGGGATATTTTTAAAGATAACTTAATTAGAGCGAGATAAAATGTCAAAAATAAAAAACGTAATGTTGGGAAGAGATGAATTTAAACCATTCAATTATCCTTGGGCATATGACGCATGGCTAAAGCATGAGCAGTCGCATTGGTTGCATACCGAGGTTCCAATGGCAGAAGACGTAAAAGATTGGAAGAAGAAGCTAACAGAACAAGAAAAGTCATTTCTTACACATATATTTCGATTTTTCACGCAAGGCGACATTGACGTTGCTGGTGGTTATGTTGGAAATTATTTGCCATATTTTCCTCAACCAGAAGTAAGAATGATGTTGCTTGGCTTCGCTGCAAGAGAAGCATTACACGTTGCTGCATATTCGCATTTAATTGAAACACTAGGACTACCAGAAACAACTTATAGTGAGTTTCTAGAGTATCAACAAATGCGCGAGAAGCACGAATATCTTTTAGACATTTCATCAAAGAATGGAAACAAAGGATCTATTGCAAAGCACATTGCTGTGTTTTCTGCATTCACAGAAGGTATGCAATTGTTCTCTTCGTTTATTATGCTATTGAACTTTCCTAGACATGGAAAGATGAAAGGTATGGGACAGATCATTACATGGTCAATTGTTGATGAAACACAACACGCTGAGTCTATGATTAAATTGTTTAGAACTTACATTGAAGAAAACAGAGAAATTTGGGTTGACGAACTAAAATCAGAGATATATACTATCGCAGAGAAAATGGTTCAGCTAGAAGATAAGTTTATTGATTTAGCATTTAGTATGGGGTCGATGGAGAATCTATCTTCTGAAGACGTTAAAGAATATATTAGATACATTGCTGATCGTAGACTTATTTCACTTGGTATGAAAGGAATCTTTAAACGTAAAAAGAATCCTTTGCCATGGGTTGAAGAAATGATTAATGCACCGACACACACTAACTTTTTTGAAAACCGTGCTACCGACTATGCAAAGGGTGCATTGAGCGGTAAATGGGATGACGTATGGGGCAAAGCAGCATGATTACACTTGAAACACTTGTGACTTTAGCAAAAGAAATCGAAATGGAAGATCCGATCGATTGGGGAATGCTAACTATCAATGAAGAAGATGCATATCGTTTGATTGGTGCATCTATTCTAGAAAAATTCAATGAGCCATGGCAAATTGAAAATCAAGTAGCAATGCTTGCAACAATTACAAAATTAGTTGTAGAAAATTTTGTTCTAAACTTAAAAGTAATTAAGGAATAATATGGCATTTCTCGTAGCAAATCTTCCTCCAGTACATTGTTATGTTAGGAAAGAATTTCTTTATGACTTTGAAAAAGGATTTTTTGAATACGAGCCTTGCATTTGGGTTTCAATCAAATCAATTCGTGGACAAGCATTTCGTATAGAAGCATATCTTCCAAGATATGGTGCGCTATATGATAAGTTGCCTCTTCATGCATACGTTTCGCGAAATAAGAATTTAGATGCTAAGAAGTTTCTTCCTTTAGATTATCTTCAGATTTGGGATTGCTTTAGTCACGATATTACTGTGATCAAGAAATCATTTCTTTCAAATTTAACAGCAAAGTTTTACGCAAAGAACAAAGAGTGGCATAGTGGTGGATATCTATTCACGGTAGATAATGGTGCTCCAGATTCAAATATTTTAGATACTACATACGCAGAATGGCCCGAAGACCACAAGTCTTTTAATTTTATCGAACTAGATAATGGGCAATATGCAGCACAACCAAATAATCGTACAATATTTTTGGATGCAGCTTCGAATCCTAAAGAATTGAGTTTTCCAGACTTTAAAGTTTGCACTAAGAAATATATTGTCGAACAAAATTCAAAATGGGCTTTAGGTGACACCAACACAGTTACTTACGAATAGAGGGACACATATGTCAAATTTTATAGTTTTTTGCGAATCATGTGATACGGAATATAAGTTAGTTCCGATGGGAGATGAATTTAGAGATCCACCAACAGTATGTTCATTTTGTGGATCAGATTTAGATAAAAATAATGCTGTTGATAGTCAAGAAGAATTAGACTTTGATGAAGACGAAGAGGATTGGGAAAAACTAGTTGAAGAATCTTTTAAAGATAATTCTGAAGACTGGGAAGATAATTGATTGTTGCTGGAATCGACTATTCGATGACTTCTCCAGCATTATGTGTTTACAATACAGAATCTGGAGAATTTTCATTTGATAATTGTACATTCTATTTTCTTACACAAAGTAAGAAGTATGAAATAGATACTGAAAACATTCATGGAATGCTTTTTGAATACGACAACGAAATGCAGAGATATGATACAATCTCCAGTTATTTTCTTGATAGAATAATGGAGAATGAAGTTGACAAAGTGTACATGGAAGACTATTCTTTAGGATCAAAGGGTCGAGTGTTTCACATTGCAGAGAACACAGGAGTTTTGAAATATCGCATGTGGAGTTTTGGAATTCCATTTCAAACGATTCCGCCAACAGTCATTAAGAAATTTGCAAGCGGAAAAGGAAACGCTAACAAAGAGCGTATGCAAGAAGTATTTGAAGAACATAATGAGGTGAAGCTAAAACAACTATTTAATATGACCGATAAGCAATGGAATCCATCATCAGATTTAATAGATGCATACTACATATGTAAATATGGTTTGAATGATAACACACTACAATAAGGTACATTATGGAAGATGATAAGCCTGTTTCAATTTTTAATTTTAACGACAACAAAAAAGCCAGACAGCCAAAAGCAGTAGCGCAATTATATACATTCTATCTTACTGGTCAAATCACTAGTCCAGAAGATTATATCGAATGGTTCGAAACTATTCGAAATGCATCTCAGATGGACATTGTTAAAATTCACATCAATTCTCAAGGCGGCGATCTGTTTACCGCAATTCAATTTTTGAGAGTTCTTGGAGAAACACAAGCACATGTGATTTGTTCCGTAGAAGGCGCTTGCATGTCTGCAGCAACTATGATATTCTTACCAGCAGATACACATGAAATCTCAGAACATTCCATGTTCATGTTTCACAATTACTCTGGTATCACTATGGGTAAGGGTGGTGAAATGTACGACAACATTACGCACGAACGTAAGTGGTCTGAAAAGATTCTACGCGGAGCATATGAGGGGTTCTTGACCGAAGAAGAAATCAAGTCCATATTGAACAACAAAGATATCTGGATGAGCGGTGAAGAAGTAATTAAACGATTGAAAGGTAAAAAGGCAGAGAAGTCTGCTAATAAAACTAAGGTGAAAAAAGATGACGTTAAACCAGAACCAGTTGCAGACAAACAACCTACAAACGACGGACCAGTCGCTCCAGCAACAAAGCGACCAGCAAAAAAGCCAAAGCAATCCTGAAAGTGTTTTTCTAGTGTCATCAGCAATTCATGCAAAGCATGGAGTCTATGACACAGAAACAAGATTCAAACAAACGATTGAAACTTGTAAATCAATTCGCGAAAGGTGTGATACTAAAATCATCATTCTTGATGGCGGATACAAAGATTTAACTTCCGAAGAAAAAGCTGAACTTGTAGATTACATTGACGAATTCTACACGTTTAGTGAAGAAGAGATTGTTAAACAGATTCAAAGCATTCCTAATCACGATATCGTAAAGAACATGATTGAACTAGTCATGTATGGATCATTTTACGATAGAGTTGCTGAAGAGGGTTGGCGAGAGAAATATAAACGAATCTTTAAAATGTCTGGTCGTTATACTTTGAATGATACTTTTAATTATCAAAAGCACATGGATGCTAAAGATAAGATTATCATTCGTGGTCCATTCACTAGTCAATTTAGTCCAGACACAACTGGTGGAGTGACTCTACAGTATATGTCACGGCTTTGGAGTTTTGATGCATTTCTATTGCCGTACATTCGGGACATTTATGTTGACATGTTTCAGCATATGAATGATCAGCTTGCGAAAAAAGGTTATATTGATATTGAGCATTTGCTATTCCATCATTTGGATCTGTCTCTAATTGAGAATATTGGTAAGCTAGGTCTTGATGGTAATATTGCACCCAATGGCGTGAGGATTTCAGATTGAACTACAAAATCTTTCAAATTTGTTTTGAGAAGGATCAAATCGAAAGAGTTGATCCTTTGTTTACTCCATTCGACAATACAGAGAATCTTCATCCTGAGTTGAGAGAGTATCAATCATTTAAAAGAATTTACGAAGAAGGTCATGCTAAGGGACTAGATGCATTTGGTGTGTTTGGTCCAAGATGGCAAGAGAAGCTAAGGTTTAGTGCTGAAACAATTACTAATGCGATTGATAACAATCCTGGGTATCATGTTTACGTTTTCAATCATGCTAGAGTTGTGGATGCATTGACGCATAACGTGTGGGAGCATGGTGAAGTCTTTCACAAAGGAATTCAGCGAGTGACTGAATCAGCATTGAAAGCTGCTGGCTATGACACAAAAGTTTTAAATGAAGTAATGGGAAGCAATGTTTGCTATTCAAGTTATTTTGTTGCTAAAAAATTGTTCTGGCGCGATTACTTAGACTTTCTAGATGATATGAAATCCAGACTTGAAGATTTGACTGGTGAAGATGCTAGAATATATGGTTCATCAGCAAACTATAGCAGAGACAAAGAATTGACGATGTTTCCATTCATTGTTGAAAGATTGCTTTCTACCTTTCTTCATCTAAATAAAGAGTATAAGGTTTATAGCAATCCTTATGATTACTCTGTATATCAAGTTCCTGAGTTTGAAAGTGTATTAGAAACACTAAATCATTTGAAAAGACAGTCTATAGAGACTAAAGACATAGACACATATAAACGTTGGCATGGTTTAAGAGAACGAATTTTAATGGATCATCCTAGAGTATTCCATTTGGATTGATTGCTATGAACAACATTTTCGGACCTACAATAAACTGGATCAGAGATGATTACAAATCAAATCGTGTTAGGTTTGTTATGGAGTTATTTGCTTGGGCTCTTAGTATTGGGTGTGCTGCTACGATGGCTGGAACAGTACCAAACCCTCCACTTATGGCTCTTTATCCCGCTTGGATTACTGGTTGTGCTATCTATGCCTGGTGTTCTTGGTCTCGCCGCTCATTTGGTATGCTCGCTAACTACCTTCTGCTTGTCACCATTGATGCCATAGGCTTGGTAAGAATGCTTTTCTAATTTGACTTTTTTTCTTGGAGAATGTATTATGATAGTTGAACTCATAAAAGATCCAGAAACAGGAGACTTGATTCTTCCGCTTTCTGATGAGATTTTTGAAGGATTGGGTTGGAAAATCGGTGACACAATTCAATGGATTGACAATAAAGATGGGAGTTGGACTATGAAAAAAGTTGAAGAAACTCAATTGGTTCTTGTTGAAACTGTTTCTATGTTTCGACAAAGGTATATGATAGAAGTTCCCGTCGGTACTGATAAACAAGGAAACGACAAATCTCTATGGGCACTTGATACAGTAAGTTGCAATGACGCGAAAGAATTTAGTCAAGAGCATTTGGGTGAGACAATTGTTAGTCATCGTGTTGTTTCTAGAAAAGAAGCAATGACGCTATGCGATACGGACAATGAATATGCAAGTAATTGGAGTGATGATATGAAAGTGAAAGCATTCTATACTTCCTGGGAAAATGAGGAATGAAAGTTTATATTAATAAGTATCGCGATCATTGGCTATCTCCGTACACAGTTCTAGAGAAGGTTTTCTTTTGGAAAAAAGAAATTGATTACGATGATCCAATGATTGTCAAATGGGCAAAGAGACTTGAACCAGCAAGCAAAGCACTTCTAAAGTTCTTGGATTTTGTGAATCCGAAAATTAATTATATAAAGATTGACAAGTGGGACACTTGGTCAATGGATAGCACACTTGCACAGATCATTCTTCCAATGCTCAAGCAATTAAAAGATACTAAGCATGGCGCTCCATTTGTTGATGATGAAGACGTTCCAGAAGAATTACGAAGCACGTCAGCACCCCCAAAAGAAGATGACCATAGTGTTGATGATAATCATTTCAAGCGTTGGGATTGGGTTCTTGATGAAATGATTCAGGCATTTGAATGCAAGTTGAATCAAGATTGGGAGGATCAATACTCTATTGGCGAATGTAATTATATTTTCGTCAAAGAAGATTCTAATCCAAATCTTTCAAAAATGGTAGAAGGTCCAAATCACACTAGAAAAACAGATTGGGCTTCACTTGAAGCACATTATAAAAGAAATAGAAATGGATATCGACTCTTTGGGAAATACTATGAAGGTCTATGGGATTAATAAGACTTTCTGGAATCTATAAATAATTGATAGGAAGCGTCAATCCATTTATTATTAAAATCATTTTCTGCGTTGATGAGACTCTCTAAAAACAACTTGTTTGCATTTCCTGGAATAAATTTTTGAACAAAATCTCGTTTCGAAACTTGAATCCAATCTACAAATGTTTTTAGTTCAGAAACTGTTGACATGATTCTTCCTTTTAAAGAATAGTCTATTATTTATTAGGGAGAAAAGATCATGGAATTTTTAACAGAAGATGTAACAAAACAGTTGCTACCAAAAGTAAAAAACTTAGAAGATTGGCATGAGCAATTATTGGAAGTGTTGCCTCAATATGAAATTGATACACCAAATAGAGTTGCAGCATTCATTGCACAATGTGGGCATGAATCAGCAGGATTCACAGTTCTACAAGAAAATCTAAATTACTCTGCAGATGGACTAAAAAAGATTTTCGGTAAATACTTTCCAACAGCAGAACTTGCAAAGCAATATGCAAGAAAACCAGAGATGATTGCAAATAGAGTTTATGGAAATCGCATGGGTAATGGCGATGAAGACTCTGGTGACGGATACAAATATCGAGG